TCAATTTCACGTGCATATCGTGGTGAAGTACCTGCTGTACAAGCAACCATAACAAAGACAATTGATCTAAAAATTCCACAATCACAGTGGAACATTGATCGTTGTGATGGAACAGGACCATCAGGATATGTTCTTGACTTGACTAAAATGCAGATGCTATATCTTGACTACTCATGGTATGGTGCCGGTTTCATTCGTTGGGGCTTCAGAACAACTGACGGTAATGTTTACTACTGTCATAAGTTGGTCAATAATAACGTCAATTATGAAGCATATATGCGTTCTGGTAACTTGCCAGCACGTTATGAAACGAATACGTTTGCGCCAAGAACTAGACTTGGTTCTACATTACAAGCGGGTGACACATCTATGAATGTTGCAAGTGCTTCCGGATTTCCAACATCAGGTGTTCTATTGATTGAAGGCTGGGGTTCTACTGGATTGAGTCAGAGAGAATATGTTTCATATAGTGGTGTTACAAATAATTCACCAACTGGCTGGACATTCAATAATTTGCTTCGTGGACAACAAGGTAACACTATCAACTGTATCATGAATACAGCAAACTGCACATTGAATCTTGCTCCTGGTTCTACAACAGTTGGTATTCAAGAGGGCATGTACGTAATCAGTGCAAATATTCCACAAATTGCTACCGTTCAATCAATTGTGCCTAACGTATCAATTCAATTGAGCATGGCACCATTGATTGGAGGAACTGGTTTTGTTACATTTGCACCAATGGCAAATGCAGCGCAGACATTTACATTCTCTACAACTGCTCCAACAAACGTTGAACTTCATGAGCCTGGTTATGCTCCACGTATTTCCCATTGGGGAACATCAGTTATGATGGATGGTCGTTATGATGATGATAAATCTTTCGTGTTTACGCAGGGTATGACGACTGCTGCACACATTCCTGCTGGTGCAACATTTGCACTTCAGAGTTTCCGTGTTGCACCCTCGGTAAGTTCTGGTGTTTCTGGTTCAACTTTAGGCGTTCGTGAAATTATAAATCGTATGCAGATGGTTCTTCGTCAACTTGATACATTGTCTGGTGGCGCATTCTTACTTCAAGTTGTTCTGAATGGCTCATTGTCAAATACTACCCCAGTATGGCAATCAGTTGGTGGTTCATCACTTGCACAGTATATTAATCATGATGCTGCTCGACCAACACAACCAACGGGACCGCAAGCAGGCACTTTTGTCAACGGTGGTGAAGTTATTTTTGCTGCATTTACAAATGCTTCGGGTGGTGGTTCAACATTTACAACAACATCATATGATCTGCCATTGGTTCGTGATCTTGGATCAAGTATTCTTGGTGGTGGTACGACTGATCCAAGAACTGGTTTTTATCCAGATGGACCAGACATTGTGACGATTGTTGCACGTAATGTTGGTACAACAGCGGCGAACATCTTCAGTCGTCTATCATGGACAGAAGCGCAAGCATAAATGCAAACTGTTACTACATTACCTATACTGCAAACCGTTAGTGATACAACAACTCACTATCTCGGTTTGCAGCCTGCGATTCGTGGAACCACAACGGCAGAGTATGTCAATCGTAATCTGTCGTTCAATCCTGCGTCCAACACACTGAACATTGGTGTTAATGTAAACTTTTTACCAAACGCTGTAAGTGGTGCGGCGATTGCTGATAGTGGTATTACTGCACAAAAAATTGCGCCTCTTACACGTTTGATTGAACAAGCAAAAATAATTCCTGGTCCAACTGGCGGTAATGTAAACATTGATTTGTTAGAAGCAACGGTATATTATTTAACTGGATTTCCTGTTGCTAATTTGACTTTCAATCTTCGTGGAAGTTCTTCAAGAAGATTAGATGATTTATTAAGTCCCGGTCAATCAATTAGCACGGTGTTTTTGATATCTCAAAACGTAAGTCAATATGCGGCAAACATTTCAATTGATGGTGTATATCAAGCTGCTAATACTAGATTTTCTGGAAACTCAAGACCAGCATTTGCTGCAACTGTAGCAAATCCATTCATAGATGTTTATTCTTTTGCGACTATAAAAGTAGGTGCAAACGCATATACGGTGCTAAGTTCAAATACAATTTTTGGTATAGGTTAAAATGGTACAAAGAGTTCGTTCATCTTTAATAGCACCAGCGAATATTACTGGCAATTTGATTGCTGGAAATGCTGTTTCTGGCAACAATCTTGTTTCTAATTCTATTCGTGGAAATAATATTGTTGCAGGAACTATTACAGGTAATCTTATAGCAAACAATGCTGTAAGTGGAAATAATATCGTTTCACCACCTGATATTTTTGATGATGCATTTCTATTCGGCGGAATGTAAAAATGGCAACTATAAACACAAGACAACAATTTAAAGATTACTGCCTACGCCGACTTGGTTGGCCAGTAATTGAAATCAATGTTGATGATGATCAAGTAGATGATCGCATTGATGATGCACTCAACTTCTGGCGTGATTATCATTATGACGGAACAGAAAAACTGTTCATGAAACATCAAATTACACAAGCAGATATTGATCGTCAATGGATTTATTGTCCAGATGCAGTGCAATTTGTCACAGGCATTTTTCCATTTGATCAATCTAACGCATCAATCAATATGTTTGACTTGCGTTATCAGTTGCGTCTGCACGATCTCTATGACTTCACATCAGTATCGTATGTGTCATATGAAATCACAATGCAACATTTACGCACATTAAATTTATTGTTCTCTGGTACACCTCAGTTCCGTTTCAATCGTCATCAAAACAAAGTGTTCTTAGACATTGACTGGACAAGAGATGTAGAGCCAGGTGAATGGATAGTTGTTGAATGCTATCGTACAATTCGTCCAGAAACAGTTACACTGACTGGTACAGTAACAGGTTCACCATCATCAAATACAATTACAGGTTACGGCACAAAGTTTGATCAAGAAATTGTGCCGTTTGATTTTATTACAATCGGTACAGAATCAAAACAAGTTGGTAACATTGAGTCTCCAACAAGTCTGACATTGATCGGGTCGCCAACATTGACACATAATAATTCAGCCATTCAAATTGAAGGCACGACTGATGTTTGGAACGACCGTTTTCTGAAACAACTTGCAACTGCAAAAATCAAACAGCAGTGGGGCAACAATCTCAAAAAGTTTGAGGGTATTCAAATGCCAGGTGGTGTTACATTGAATGGTCAAAAGATTTATGATGAAGCAACCGAAGAAATCAAAGATATGGAAGAGCAGATTTACATGATGGGTTCATTGCCATCTGAAATCTTCACAGGCTAATGGCTACCAATTTTTACTTCAACAATTTTCCTACTAGACTTGCAGATGCTCCTGTAACACCGGAGCAACTGCTTGTTGAAGATTTGGTTATCGAAGCACTCAAGATTTATGGTCTTGATGTCTATTATTTGCCACGCACAACACGTGATCAAGTAGACTATCTGTTCGGTGAAGATGTGCTCAAAGAATATCGCACAGCACATCCTATTGAAATGTATTTGGAAAATGTTACTGGGTTTGATGGTGAACAAGACTTCATATCTAAATTTGGTTTAGAGATTCGTGATGAAGTCACGATGCTTGTCTCAAGACTAAGATTTAAATATTCAGTCAACGGTTATACACGACCACGTGAGGGTGATTTAATTTTTGTGCCAATGACTACCAGTTTCTTTGAAATTACCAGTGTAGAATCAGAGAATGATCAGGCAATGTTTTACACATTAGGTCGTGGTCGTGGTGGTAATGTGTACGTATTTGCGTTGAAGATGAAGCAGTTCTACTTCTCCAATGAGATTATTGATACTGGTGTAAACGATATTGACAATAATATTCGCAATTACTATACTAAAGTACGCATTTCATTAGGATCGGGTTCAGGTAAATTCTTGAATGATGAAATCGTTTATCAGGGATCATCACTGGCTACTGCAACGGCACAAGCACTTGTATACGACTTCCAACCAAATGCATACATTGATGTTTATCGTATGCAGGGCGACTTTACGACAACAGCAAATGTGCATGGTAATACAAGTTCTGCACAGTGGACAGTGGTACTTGCATCTGATGCGCCGACACAAAACAATGCATTTGAAGATATCATTGACAACGCACGTATTGAAGCGGCAAGTGATAATATTATCGACTTTACGGAAGTCAATCCGTTTGGAGAACCGTAATGTTAGGTAATGCACAGTTTTATCACCGCACCATTCGTAAGATGGTTGTTGTGTTTGGTACGATGTTCAATGATCTTGAGATTGTTCGTTACACTCAATCAGGCCAACCAAAAGAAAAACTCAAGGTACCATTATCATACGGACCAAAAGAAAGATATCTGACACAGATCACATCTGATCCAAATCTTATCAAGTCAGTCAACTCTGTAATACCAAGAATGTCATTCAATCTTGACAGTCTTGAATATGATTTGAGTCGCAAACAAATCTCTACACTACAAAACTTTGCATCAGCAACAAATACTGGCGTTGCAACACAGTTTCTTCCTGTGCCGTATAACTTTGAGTTTAGTTTGTCAATCTATGTACGTAACACAGAAGATGGCACACAAATATTGGAGCAGATTCTACCGTTCTTCACACCAGATTTCAGTGTAGTGGTAGATTTTATTCCTGCAATGAAACAAAAGTACACAGTGCCTATCATACTCAATTCAGTTGCATCTACAGTTGAGTATGAGGGTGGTATGTCTGATGGTACGACAAGAATTATTGTGTGGGACTTGACATTTACTGCAAAGAGTTTCATCTGGCCACCTGTCAAGTCAGGCAAACTTATCAACGCTGCAAACACAAATATCAACATTGATCTTACATCTAAAGAGTTGCAGAAAGTATACGTTGATTTTGCAAACGGCTCAAGTGTGTTTACAACTGGTGAAACGATTCGTGATACAGCAAACGGATTTATTGGCACAGTAGAATACTTTAGTAATACTTCTACCGGCACACTTGTCGTTACTGGTGGTAACAAATACATTGAAAGATACTATACACTTACGGGTGATTATTCTGGTGCGTCATATAACGTAGCAACACTTGACATTAATTCAGTTAATGCCGCTGCTGTGATTACTGAACCAGATCCAACATCTTCATTACCAAATGCTAACTTTGGTTACATTGAAACGATTACAGAATGGCCTGATACATTATCATGAAAAAACTAAATCAAAATTTATCTGAAATCTTTGACGTTGAACCCATTGAAGAAAAACCGATAGAATCATTACCTGTTGTGATTGACGATTCTGTTAATCAAGTTGATGCTGATGCTGAATTTGCTCGTAGCAATATGCGTACACTGATTACAAATGGTAACGATGCTTTAGAAAAATTAGCATACGTTGCCGATCAGTCTGAATCACCACGTGCATACGAAGTCTTAGCTACAATGATGAAGAATCTGGCTGAGATGAACAAAGATTTGTTGGAACTTCAGAAAAGGAAAAAAGAGCTTGCACCCCAATCTGAATCCGCAAAAGGGGTCAACATAGATAAAGCAGTCTTTGTTGGCTCCACAACCGAACTTTTAAAGATGATTAAATCAAATAAATAAGACTATGGAACAACTAATCGAACAAATGAAAATCATTTTGGGTACAAATTTCGGTTTGTATTTCAAAGCACATACCTTTCACTGGAATGTAGAAGGCCCTAACTTCTCAGAGTATCATGCATTTCTTGGTACTTTCTATGAAGGTGTATTTGCAAACACTGATCCGATAGCAGAACACATTCGTGCGTTAGGTTCATATGCACCCACAACACTTGCCCGAATGATGGAACTTTCAAAAGTGCAAGACTTGGTTGCTATACCCTCACCACTGATTATGATGTCAGAACTTGCACAAGACAACGACAAGTACATCATGGAACTACGTGCAGGTATCGCACTTGCAGATGCAGCAGATGAGCCTGCCGTCGGTAACTTCTTACAAGACATTCTTGACGCACATCAAAAGCATGGCTGGATGCTAAAGAGTTTCACACGATAAATTATGGATGACGGGTATCTTGGTAATGCACGACTGAAGAAAGTCGGTGTTGAATTATCCCTAACAGAAGAACAAGTAAAAGAGTTTGCAAAGTGTGCCGAAGATCCGGTATACTTTATTGCCAACTACGTAAAAATTGTCAACGTTGACCGTGGTCTTGTCCCATTTGATATGTGGGACTTTCAAAAAGAAATGGTCAAGACGTTTCATGAGAATAGATTCTGTATCGCAAAAATGCCACGACAGGTTGGTAAAACAACTACAACTGTCGGCTACATGTTATGGTCTGCTTTGTTCAACGAAGAGTTTGTTATTGGTATTTTGGCTAACAAACTTCAATT